CGACGAAGGGCGACGCCAAGCTCTGGAAGACGGCGCGAGAGCGGCTCCGCGTCTACATGAGCGGCGGGAACTGGACCCTGCTGGTCGAGCCGCTCGAGCCGCTCGGACGTGCCCCCGACGGCGGGCTGCGGCTGCGAGCACCGCCTGGCTATTCATCGACGGCGCCGCTGGCGCATGTGCGCAAGGCGCTGGAGGCCGAAGGCGACGCCCGCGCAGACCTGGCCGCGATCGTCGGTGGGTGAGGGCGGGCTTGGCACGGCAGGCATGGCAGGGTCCGGCGCGGCAAGGCTGGGCGAGATCAGGCACGGCACGGCAGGCAGGGCGTGGCACGCCAAGGCGGGGTGTGGACGGGCAAGGCGCGGCAGGCAGGGCCCGGCATGGCGAGGCCTGGCAGGCGAGGCAAGGTTGGGCGAGGCCAGGCGCGGGGAGGCTAGGCGAGGCCTGGACCGGACCGGCTCGGCAGGAACGGCACCGCTCGGTCCGGCGTCGCGGGGCGTGGCACGGCATGGCGGGCACGGCATGGCGTCCCTCGGCGCGGCAGGGCAAGGCACGGTACGGCGGGTCATCACAGCTCTGGAGGCGAAACGTGGAAACCATCGTAGAGCAGGCCGTCAACGGCACAGCCAGGGCGGCACAGCAGATCACGATCAAGCCACTCAATTTGCAGGCGGTCGAGCTTCGCCTCGTCGGGACGGCGCCGTACATGCAACTCAGATTCTCCGAAAAAGCTCGGGAGGCGATGCGGGCGAAGATGCTCGAGGGCTCGACGGCGAAGAGCCGCCGCGCACGGTCGGCTCGGGACTTCGACGCCGACTACGAGGCGGCGATGTACGTCACCGAGGACGGTCGCCGCGGCATCCCAGCATCGGCGTTCCGGAACGCCGCGATCGACGCCTGCCGCATGGCCGGCTACCAGATGACCAAAGCCAAGTGCTCGATTTTCACGGTCGCCGACGACGCCGACATCTACGACGGCACGCCGCTCGTCTACATCGAGGGCGAGCCCGAGAAGAACGAGATGACGGTCCGGAACGAGACTGGCGTTGCGGACATCCGCGTTCGCGCGCGCTGGGCGACCTGGGCCGCCGTCGTCACGATCCGCTTCGACGCCGACCAGTTCAAGCGGGAGGACATCGTCAACCTGTTCTGGCGCGCCGGCGCCCAGGTCGGCATCGGGGAAGGGCGGCCGTTCTCCAAAAAATCGAACGGTATTGGTCTGGGTACGTTCTCGATCGCGGCGGAGTAGGGCGAGGGCGGCGCATGTCTGAGATCTCAGACATCGCCAAGGCGTGGCTCGGCAGGGCGCGGTATGGCGGGCGAGGCCGGGCTTGGACTGGCGCGGTGAGGCGAGGCGGGGCCGGGCATGGCAGGCGTGGCTCGGCGAGGTCAGGCTGGGCACGGCAGGGCGCGGCACCGCAGGCACGGCACCGCAGGCACGGCGTGGCTGGGGGAGGCTCGGAGCGGCCAGGCACATCACCTCGTGAACGGAGACAGGCCCGATGGTTGACTTTCGATTCAAAGACGGCTTCCGGCCAAAGGCACTCAAGGCCAGTGTGGTCGCACTGGAGCTGGAGCGGATCAAGCGGGAGAGCACGGAGCTCACAGCCGAGGCCGTGTTCGACGCGGCCAGGCCCGCGAAGGCGCTGCTGCACGGTGAGTTCGAGTGGGACGGTCCCGCGGCGATCCGCGCGCTGGGCCTGGACAGAGCCCGCAAACTCATCCGCGCTGTCGTCATCGTCCCGACCGAGCGAGAGCAGATGCCGCACCGCGTCTGGGTCCACGTCAGCGCCGAGGGCGCCCCGAACGGCGGCGGCGCCTACCAGAAAGCTGAGGTCGTCGTCCGTGACGTCGACCTCTTCGAGCGTGCGGTCAGCGAGCTGCAACGGAAGTTCGACGCAGCCGCCGAGGCGTTGACCGAGCTGAAGGCACTGGTGGCGTCGGCCGACCCCAACGCGGACCGCATGGCGGCGATCGGGCTGGCCGTACAGGGCTTTGGTGCCGTCCGCGAAGCGTTGGCAATCCTCAAGTGACCTTCCTGGACATCCCGCCCCGCCAGACCGAGGCGTCCTTCCAGAAGCAGGTCGTCGAGGTGGCCGAGATGCTCGGGTGGCGGGTGCGCCACGACCGAGCGACGAACGCTCCGCGGCGCTGCGCCACCTGCGGGGCCGAGCGGCGACTGCCACGCAACGATGCAGGCTACCCCGACCTCTTGCTCATACGCCGCCCCAGAATCCTGTGGCTCGAGTTGAAGTCGGATCGCGGGACTGTGACGCCCGACCAGCGCGCCATGCTCGAGGACCTCCGCGCCTGCGGTCAGGAGGCGTACGTCATCAGGCCGCGACAGTTCGAGGCGCTCGTGAAGGTGCTGCGCTAAATCCACGCTTGGAGATCGTATGTCTGCTGTTCTTGGAGCTGCGCTGCTGCTGACGACCAGCTGGTGCCTTCGCAATGGTCGTGACCAGATAGGAGCAGATGGTAAAATTGTGGTACGAAGTGGAGCCGGCGCTGCTCTAACAGCCCGGCTCCTGACACCGAATCATTGGAGGATTCGATGCCTGCTCAGCGTACCACGCCGCCGCCCATCGTTCGCGTCTGCAAGCAGTGCGGCAAAATCGAACACCGGCGGATTAGTCGCGGCCTCTGCCAGGCCTGCTACAAGCGAGAGCCCGACCAGCGCGAGAAGGCTGCCGAGTGGGCGGCGAGGTTCCCGGAGCGAACCTGCGGACAGTGTGGATCCATCGGGCGAAAGCCGCTCTCGCGCGGGTTGTGCAGAGCGTGCTATGTCCGCCTGCCTGATCAGCGACGACTGTCAGCGCAACGAGTCATGGCGGCGCGCTCTCAGCAGATCGCGCTCGGCCTCTGTGTCGCGTGCAGTGACGGCGAGCCGCTCCCCGGCCTGCGCCGGTGCGCGGCATGCTACGTCAAGCACTACGCGATCATTGCTCGTCGCCGCCAGCGAGTCAAGGACGCCGTCTTCGAGCGTTACGGCACCGATTGCGCGTGCTGTGGCGAGACGGAGCCGTTGTTCCTCTCGATTGACCACATCAACGGCGGCGGCACGCAGGAGCGCAAGGCAACCGGCCGGGATCATTACGCCGCGCTGGCTCGCGGCCCTGTGCGCGGCGATCTTCGCATCCTGTGCCACAACTGCAACCGTGGCCGCTGGCTCAACGGAGGCGAGTGCCCTCACGGCAACGGCGTCTGAGGGCTGGTGTCAGCTGGCCCAAATTTCAGGCTATGTCCGCTCGGAATATGGGCCGTACACCTACGATGGCACATCGATCTACAGTCCCGAAGCGATCGCCGCGGCGTCGTGGGACATTCCGATCGACAGTACGGTAGTCGTCGACGGGCTCGGCACCTACCGCATCGCTGACCGCGGCATGCTCGGCTCATCGGGCTGGGTCGACGTGGCTTCCTGGTCGAGAGCCGAGGCGTACAGCCTGACCTCCGTCAGGACCGTGTGCGTGTACCCTCCCGAGGGGCGGTGACCGCGATGCAGCAAGCTCGTCTCCGAGCGGTCCCAGACGCCGAGGCTGCTGCGTTCGGCGCGCTGCTGCGGCGGCTCCGCGCGTCGCAGACCACCTACACCCCACGGCACAACCAGTGGGGCACGACCTGGGTGACGGCGCCGCTCTCCCAGAACCAGTTGGCACGGCGCGCCGGGCTCACGCCTGGGCTCGTCTGCCGCCTGGAGGCCGGCGCTGGCTCTATGCCGCGGCGTGCAACGGTCGAGCGCCTGGCCGAGGCGCTCGAGCTCGACGACGTCACGTCCTGCTTGCTGCTGGTCGCGGCCGGCTACTGGCCGTGGCACGCGCTCGACGAGGACACGGCGCTGCTGGTGGCGCAGACGGCGCTCGCTGTGATCGCTGGCGACTACAGAGCGCTGGAGGGTGAGCCATGATGACCGTCGACATCCTGGTGTATGTCCATCCCGACGGTGAGACGTACGTGGCGTCGCTTGACGATGGCGAGACCTGGTGGCGTTGGCCGGCCGAAGCGCACGGCTGGCAGCGTAGAGTCCGCTGCCCGGAGGCGATGGCGGATGCGTGCTCCGAGCTCGAGCCGCGGCTGGCGACGCTGGCGCTCAGGCTGAGCGGAGTGGATCTATGACGGACTCGACCCTGTTGACCATCGCGCTCGGACTGACTGCGTCGGCTGCGGCGTTCGGGCTCGCCGAGTGGATCGCGATTGCACGGCAACGACGGCAGCGGCGCATCGCCGACGCCGTGCTCCGCTGGTACCTGGACGATCTGGAGCGGGCCGCGGTGGAGCGCCGCGCGCGCCAGTGGTCCCACCAGATGCGCACGAAATGACCTGAAGTGGTACCATCGCGGGCAGCGTAGCGCTGGGAGGGCTGATTTGGAGTCTATCCTGATCCATCTGATCTGGCTCCTGGTGTACGCCCTCACGCCCTCGCTGTCGGAGCAGAGGTCATGAACTGATGATCGCAGCGTGGGCACTGGACTTCGAAGGGTGGGCCGGCTCGGCCCTGGTTCCTGCGCTGCTCGCTGCGCGTGGCCCATCGGCAGTTCCAGTCGGCGTACGGCCCGTCATTGTCGATCCGGTCGATACTGTGATCAGGAGACGGGCGGTCGCCCATATCAGCGTAGAACTGCGTGAAGGAGTGGTGCCACTCAGGGCTCACGGTGATGCCACGTCCACCGTAGTTGGCATAGGCGCGGTTGTTCGGGTTCAGGCAGCGCCCACGCAGGGCCAGCCAGGCAACGTACTCGGGCGTGCGTTTTCGCCCATGGCGGAGCTGGGAGCGCGTGTCATGGCGCAGGCACCCGCACGACTTGGTGTTGTTGGCCCGGAGGTGACCGACCTGGACCGTCGTCATGGCACCGCAGTCGCAGCGACACAGCCAGCGCGCGTGGCCGCGCGGAGAGTTCTCGACGGCGCGTTCGATGGTCGTCAGGCGCCCGAAGCGCAGGCCGGGGCGCACGGAAATGCTAGGCTTCTTGGGCATCGTGAGCTCACTTCTCGCGGTGTCGCGCCCCGGGCTGTTAGCGCAGCGCCGGGGTATTCACGTACTCAGATTATATCTGGTCAGGGAGCCTAGCTTGGAGGGAATCCTCGTCCATTTGATTTGGCTCTTGATCTATGCATTGATCATTGCCGTTGTCTGCTGGATTGTGGTGCGGATACTGGCGACGTTCGCGCCGCCGGCTGCCGCCTACTCCTGGATCATCTGGGCCATTGGCGGCCTGTTGCTCCTGATTCTTGTCGTCCGACTGCTGGGATCGGTGATCCCGTCGCCGCCGTAGGCGTGTTGGCCGTTGTTGGGAGTTGAAGCGGCATGACCGTCAGTCACACGGTCGCCGAGTACGCGCTGGCGATCCGCGAGTCCAAGGGACTGGTGAGTCACGCGGCGCGCCGGCTCGGCGTGACCGACGAGGCGATGCGGCAGCGGCTCCTGCGCTCGCCCACCCTGCAACAGATCCGCGCCGAAGCCCGCGAGGCGATGCTCGACGTCGCCGAGTCGTCGCTCTTCCAGCGGGTCGAGGATGGCGAGTCCTGGGCCGTCTGTTTCTACCTAAAAACACAGGGCCGAGACCGCGGCTACGTCGAACGCAGCGAGGAGCACCGCCAGGTCACGGGCGACATTCGCATTCGCATCGAGGCTGTCGATGATCGCGGCGACCCAGCCGTCTCCTGACCCCCTGGCGGGGCGCGAACATCGGTCTACGACCGACGTCACCCTCCGACTCTCCGCGACGCAGCGGGCGTTCGTCGAGGACGCACACCGCTACGGGCTGATGCTCGGTGGCGTAGGAGCCGGCAAGAGCTTCGCAGGCGCCGTCAAAGCGCTGCACCAGTTCGCCACCGCCAGCCGTCCGTCGCTCGGCATCGTCGTCTCGCCGTCGTACCCGATGCTCCGAGATGCCACCTGGCGCACGGCCCTCGACGTCTGGGCGCCGCTGATCGTCAGGGCCACCGAGAACACGATGAAGATCACGCTCGTCACGGGCGACGAGGTGCTGTTCCGCTCCTCCGACGAGCCCGACCGTCTCCGCGGCCCCAACGCGGCCTGGGCCTGGATCGACGAGGCCGCCCAGTGCCACCCCGACACCTGGCCGATCACCATCGGACGCCTGCGCCAGTTCGGGGAAGTCGGACGGGCCTGGGTCACCACCACCCCCAAGGGGATGAACTGGCTCTACGACGTGTTCGTCACCAACGCCACCGACGAGACGGCCGTGTTCCGAGCGGCCACCTGGGCGAACCCGTTCGTGGACGCGGCGTTCACGACCTCGCTGCGCTCGCAGTACAGCGGCGACTTCGCGCGGCAGGAGATCGAGGCCGAGTGGATCGCCGACCGGGCGGGCACCCTGCTCGAGTGGCGCTACCTGGAGGCCGCCCGAGACCGGAGCTGCGCCTACCGACCCGACGGCGGCCCCGTCGTTGCCGGATTGGATTGTGCCGGCCCTGGGGAGGACGAGAGTGTGCTGGTTGTGCGACAGGGGCAGGGCATCCTCGACGTCTGCGCCTTCGACGACGCCGACGCCCGAGGCCCCGTGCTGGCAGCGCTGCGTCCATGGCGCCATCGTGGGCTGGTGCGTGTCAACGTCGACACCGCTGGGCTCGGTCACTACCTCGCACGCCACCTCGAGGACGCCGGCCTGCGGGTGCGAGACGTCAACGTGGG